GCATCGTTGTCTGATGTCGAGGGCGCCGGCACTACCCCGGCACAGGGCGCCGCCGGCGGCAAAGGATAGCGCGGGTCCTTCCAGTCGGGTGCCATGCGGGTCCGCAGCAGCGCGCCGTTTCTGTAGGCACCTCGACCCCATAGGTTATTGTTTTTTTCCAGCGGCGCGGGCGGCCGTATAAATCTCGAACACTTCCAGAACGGCGCCGGCGATCCTGTCGGCGCGCGTGCATATTTCGCCGGCGAGCAGGCAAAAAAAAGCCGGCGCGAGGCCGGCGAATGAGTGCGGTTTTTTTACTCATACTTTGGTGGCTGGTCGAGCAGTCGCTCGAGTAGGAAATTTAAAACGCGGGTGTCGTCCTGGGCGCGCATCGACTGGGCCTTGCAATATTCTATAGCCCGCTCCATGCCGGGAATATATCGTTGCTGTCCCAATTGACGCGCCCGCTCTAGTGATTTTTCGTGCTGCTCGGCAACGCGTTCAAAGTGTAAAACGTCGCCTTCTTTTTCCGCTATATGCAGCTCGATGAAGGCGCAGGCTTTCAATGTCAATGTATTGTCGTCGTCGCTCATTTTTCGCTGCTCCTTTTTACCTTGTTCCAGCCGTATATGTAGCCAGGATCATTCGGCCGGGCGATCGCTGCCGAAAGCGGGTCGCTTTCGTCGATCGTATACAGATCATTCGCCGGCTGGCGGGCGATCACTTCGCCGACCTTTTTCGCGTCGGCGCTGCTGATGCTTGCCCGAGTAAGGCCGGCAATATGCCGCCGGCAAATCTCGACAACTTCGGCGCGCGTCGCGAGCCGCTTGGATACCTTGCCGTCGATGACGTCGGCCAGCGCGCGGCGCTCCTCGTCGCTCAGTTCAATTGATACGTTAGTTTTCATTGCTGCACCTCGCTCGCAAGTTTTTGCGCCAAGTCGAAACCCTGCCGAAATGCCGTCGCGAATACGAGCAAGCGCCGGCGGCTTTCTGTTGGCTCACAATGGCCGATGATGTCGGATGCATTGCCGGGCCTGTCGGAGTGCGGCAAGGTTATCCGCCAGCTTCTATCATCACGCGCCGGCGAGCAGTTACCGATATAACCATAAGTGGCGCCGGTGCCTTCGAGGACTTCGCGAATAATCGCATCGCATCGAATATTGATGTCTTCTACTTGCTGCCCGTTTGTTCTGCTGCTTTTAGAGTTTGTCATTTTTCCGCCCTGCTGTTTGTGATTGGGCCTTATATTCTAGCGTCGCAGGCAAATAGCACTTGCAATCCGTCGCCGCTTTTTATTAATTTATCGACATTATGAAAAATAAAGCGCCGGCGACACCGAAAGCGCCGGCCAGGAAAAAGGCGGCAACGAATAAACCGAAGGCGGCACCGGCGCGCAAGTTGGATAAGCCCGCCAAATCCGCGACCGGCCGGCCGGGAATCAGCCCGGCCGGCACTGGGACGGATCCGGAGCAGGGCGCGCTGTTTGAACCCGATGCGGCAATCCGCGGGATACTCGACGAAAGGCTGCTGCTGCCGATGCGCGTCGCCGCACTGGCCTTTCATGTATCCGAAACCGCGCTTAAAAAATGGAAGGTTAAGGCCCGCCAGCAGCGCGGGCGTGAAAGCTTGTATTACCTGCCTGACCTGGTTAGCTATCGACTGGCACGCGCCGACCAGAACGAGAATTCGCTCGCGGCCGAGCGCGCCCGGCTCGCTCGCACTCAGGCGGAAAAGTGCGAACTAGAAGTTAAGCAACTGCGCGGCGATCTGATTCCGGCATCGGTTATTCTCGAAAGCTGGCTCCCCCTGGTCGCCGCCGCACGGCAAAAAGTAATGGCTATCAAGACAAAGGTAAAAACGCAGATCCCGCGACTGACCGCGGACGAACTGAAAAAAGTTGATGTAATATGCCGGAGCGCACTAGAGGATCTGGCGAACGGTGGAATACCAAAATCAGCTCGTAAATCTACTAAAACAGGTATATAGCCAATTCCGGCCGCCGCCGGAGCTGTCGCTATCCGAATGGGCGGACAAGTATGCGCGCCTTTCGCCGGAATCATCCGCCGAGCCAGGCAAGTGGACGGCGATCCCGTACCAGGTCGGCATTATGGATGCCTTTACCGACGAAACCATCGAAAAAATAACGGTGATGAAATCCGCTCGCGTCGGCTATACCAAGATCCTAAATCACATCGTCGGATATCATACGCACCTCGACCCCTGCAACATCCTGATTGTACAACCGACGCTCGAGGATGCCGACGGATACAGCAAAGACGAACTCGCGACGATGATTCGCGACACGCCGGTTTTACAGGGCATTATCTCGGACCCGAAAAGCCGCGACGGATCGAACACTATTCGCAAAAAGAGCTTCCCGGGTGGAGTGCTTTACCTGGTCGGCGCCAACAGCCCGCGCGGCTTCCGCCGGATATCCGCGAGAATAGTCCTATTCGACGAAACCGACGGTTACCCGAAAAGCGCCGGCACCGAGGGCGACCAGATCCGGCTCGGCACTCGGCGAAGTGAATTCTTCTGGAATCGGAAAATCGCGCATGGCTCGACGCCAACAATACAAGGCGAGTCGCGCATACAGGATTTATTCGAGGAATCCGACAAGCGCTATTACCATGTTCCGTGTCCTCATTGCGGCGAGCTGCAGGTTTTAAAATGGGCGAATCTGATCTGGCCGAAAGGCGAGCCGGACCGGGCGCACTTTGTTTGTGAGGTGAACGGCTGCATTATTGAACACGAGTCGAAAGCCTGGATGGTCGAGCGCGGCCAGTGGATCGCCGAGCAACCGTTCAACGGCCATGCCGGTTTTCACATATGGGCAGCCTATTCCTATAGCCCGAATGCGGCCTGGTCGATTCTCGCGCGCGAATTCCTCGAGTGTCGCAAGGATTCCGAAGCGCTGCAGACATTTACCAATACGGTACTTGGCGAAACCTGGGAGGAGGAAAGCGAAAAGGTTGATTGGGAATCGCTTTATGAGCGGCGCGAGGTATACGACGCACCAGCGGCCGGCGGCCAGGTAATAACGGCTGGCGTGGATGTGCAGGCCGACCGGCTCGAAATGGATGTGCAAGCATGGGCGCCCGGCGAGGAAAATTATCAAGTCGAATATATATTGATATATGGCGACACCACGACGGCACTTCCATGGAACGATTTAGCGAAAGCGCTCGGCCGGACCTATATCAATAACGCCGGCCTGGAATTGCATATCTCATGCACTTGCGTCGACTCCGGATATAACACCGATTATGTTTATGCGTTCTGTAAGAAACAAAGCGCCAGGCGCGTATATGCCACAAAAGGACAGGCCGGATCAGGTCTACCGGTGGTCGATCGAGCGCAAAAAAAGAAGACTGGCAACAACCCGGCGCCGGTTCGACATTTCAACATCGGTGTAGACGGCGCCAAGTCAATAATTTACCATCAGCTACGATTAGATGAGGCAGGACCAGGATATCGGCACTTTAACCGCGATTTGGGTCCGGAATATTTCGAAGGCTTAACGGCTGAGAAAATAGTCACCAAAAAACGGCGAGGTTTTTCATTCCGTGAATGGCACAAGATCCGACCGAGAAACGAGCCGCTTGATACCGCGGTCCTGAACCTGGCAGCGCTTAAAATTCTAAATCCTACATGGCAAGCACTCAATCAACCCGAGCAGCAGCAACCCGCGAAACCAGTAACGGCGGCCGCCGGCGATTACGGTTTCACGCGCCGCAGCGGCCGCGGTTTCGATAGGCGTTAAGCGATGAGCGACGACATCACATTGGCCGAGGCGCAAGAACAGCGCGATCTTTACCTGGCCGCCTCGAGGGCGATCGCGATCGGGAAATCCTACACGATCGGCAATCGGCAATTGACCCGGCTCGACTCTACCGAGGTGCGTAACATGCTGACCTACTGGCAACGTGCCGTGCGATCGCTTTCCGCCGCGGCGAATTCCAGCGTAGACGGCGGCGGATTTAAGGTAGCAAAATGGACGTAATTACTCGCTTCCTGCAGGTAGTAAATCCCAAGGCTGCCGCGACCAGGGCATTCTGGCAGGCGCAAACGGTCCGGCTTTATGAGGCGGCACAGAAAAACCCGTATCACCGAAAGCCTGGCCAGCAAGGATCAGCAGACAAATCCATGGATCACGCCCGAGGCAATATTCGCGACTGGGCGCGCTGGCTGGATGAGAATCACGACCTTGCGATCGGGATACTTGATAACCTGGTGAATAAAACCGTTGGCGCCGGCATTCAGGTGATGCCGATGGTCCTGGATCGCAAAAGCAACCGCGCGCTGCGCGAGTTGAACCGCGAAATCAATTTCCTATGGCGAGACTGGATCCGCAACCCCGAGGTGACGCACGAACTGAACTTTGCCGCGGTTCAACGGTTATCGGCGCGAACGCTTTACCGTGACGGCGAGATCCTGGCACAGCACGTACTCGGTAACACCGGGCGAGTTGTTCACGCCGGGAAAATACCCTATTCGGTCGAGCTGATCGAAGGCGATTTCCTACCGTTTGATTTCAACGACTCGAAGCGGAATATTACGCACGGTGTCGAGAAAACAGCCTGGAACCGGCCGCGCGCCTATCACCTTTTCAAAACCGTTCCCGATAACCGGCTTTCCGCAATACTCCGGCCGGATAGTACGGACCTAAAGCGAGTGCCGGCCGAGCGCATGATTCACGCCAAATTCACGCGCCGGATAAATCAGACTCGCGGCGTATCGGTTTTTCATGGCGTCGCGCATCGACTCGATGACATAAAAGATTACGAGGAAAGCGAGAGAATCGCGGCGCGTATCGGTGCGAGCTTTGCCGCGTACATTCAAAAGGGTACGGACTTCGATCCGCAGTCGGCCTATGCCGCCGACGGTGTAACCATGCGCGCCAATCGGACTATGGAAATGAAAGGCGGAATGATATTCGACGACCTACTGCCAGGCGAGAGCGTCGGCACGATCGACACGAATCGGCCGAATACGTCATTGATGGATTACCGAAACTCGCAAATGAAAGCAATCGCCGCCGGCACCGGCACGCAATATTCGAGCATAAGCCGCAATTATGACGGCACCTACTCGGCGCAGCGTCAAGAACTGGTTGAATCGATGGCGAGCTATGCCGCGATGCGTGAATACCTGGTCTATGCGATATTTCAGCCGATTTATGAGCAGTTTATAGTCGCGTCGGTACTGTCGAACAATCTACAAATCCCTGGCGGCCTGGAACTGTCAGACTTGTTTAGTGCCGGCTGGATCGCGCCGCCACAGCCATGGATCGATCCGGCGAAGGAAGCGGCCGCCGATGAAAAAGCGGTACAGAATCATTTTATCCCCTGGTCTCAAGTCGTGCTTCAACGCACCGGGCGCGACCCGATGATTGTCCTCGAGCAGATCCGCGAGGAGCAGGAGCTATTGAAAGATTTGATGCCCGCACCAGTCGCGGCCGAACCCGCACCAGCGCCGGCCGCCGACGCGCCGGCGCCCGACGCGCCCGCGACCGATGAGACCGACAACGCCGACAATGAGGCCGCATGATATGACCGATAAAATTATCAGCCGAGAAACCCGCGACAAGCTGTTGCACGAACCACAGTCGCGCTCGATGACCTTTGCCCGCAAAGGCATGGATGAAGATGCGCGCACGATCCCGGTATCGATATCAAGCGAGGAACCGTATCGCCGCTTTTTCGGTAACGAGGTATTGGTTCACGAAACCGAAGCAATCGATATGGTCCGCGCGAGCCGCGCCGAGGGCTTGCCGCTTCGCATCGATCACCGCGGGAAACTGATCGGCCGCGTCAAAAATATCACCCTGAAAAACCGGCGCCTCGAGGGCGTCGCGCACTTTTCAAAGAATTCAGCCGAGGCGCGGGAAGCCTGGGACGACGTTCGCGACGGCTTTATATCCGACACCAGCGTCGAATATGACATTATCGAAATTAGCGAAAATGTTGAAAATGATGATAATACGGTTAAAGTCACGCGATGGCGGCCAGTTGAGGCGTCAATAGTTGCGGTCCCTGCCGATGCTACGGTCGGGGTAAATCGAACCAGAGAGGTAAAAGTTATGACCACAGAAACGACCGACCAGGGCGCCGCGCCGAAAAAGAAAGGCGACGAACTGAATATTGCTGACTTCGAGGCTGCGCGCAAAGCCGGTAAAGGCGAAGGTTTCGAGCAAGGCCAGCGCGCCGCGACCGAGCGCATCACGAAAATTTATCGCAGTTACGAACCTTACCTGGCGCGCGCCGGCGTTTCGGAGCTGCGCCAAACCTGCATCGATGAGAATACCAGCGCCGAGCGTGCAAACGAGCTGCTGCTCGAATGGCTCGGCGGCGATCCGGAGCCGGCATCGCGCACGCGCGAGCAGGCGCCGAGCAGTCACGGCACGGTGCAAACCATTGCCGACGAGGCGGACAAGTGGACCGACGGCGTTACGCGCGCGCTCGAGTTAAAGGCCGATCTGTTCAAGGATCCCGACAAGGCGCGCGACGAGCGGCGAAACAACGAATTCTTTTCGATGTCGCTTTATGATATGGCGCGCGATTACCTGGTTCGCAATTCCATGCCGGTGAAAGGACTCGATCGAATGGGTATTGTCGGCGGCGCCTTCACTCGCGCCGGTGGTGGTCAATTCGGCACTTCGGATTTCGCGAACATTCTCGGCAATACCGCGAGCAAGTCGATGTTGATGGGATGGGATGAGGCGGCCGAAACCTGGCGCACCTGGTGCCGCATCGGCAGCCTGTCCGACTTCAAAGTCGCCGACCGCGTGAACCTGTCAAGCTTTTCCGACCTCGAGGAAATTTTGGAATCCGACGAGTACAAACGCGGCGCGATGTCGGATTTGAAAGAAACGATTCAGCTCGGCACCTACGGGAAAATGTTCCCGATCAGCCGGCAGGCGATTATCAACGACGACCTGCAGGCGTTCACCGCGATTCCGCGGAAAATGGGTCGCGCTGCCAATCGCAAGGTCGGTGATGTCGCCTACGCACTGCTGACCGGGAATCCGACGCTTAACCAGGACTCGACCGCGCTTTTTCATGCGGATCATTCGAATCTCGGCAGCGCCGGCGCGATCAGCGAAACGACCCTGGACGCATTCGGCGCACTGATGGCCGCGCAAACCTCGCCGGCACCGCGGGCAGGCGAAACCGGCGCGACGCTCAATATCGCGCCGAAATATCTGCTCGTTCCGCGCGCGCTGCTGATGTCGGCAACGAAAGCGATCAGGACCGTTACCGCGCCGGTGCAAGGCACGAACACTGGCGACCTTACCGTCAATACTCAATACGGGATGTGGACCCCGGTATGGGATGCCCGGCTTGATGCCTACAGCGCAACGACCTATTTCGCGCTGGCCGATCAAAACCTTTTCGATACGGTCGAAATTGCATTCCTCGATGGAGTCGAAGAACCTTTCCTCGATTCTGACGACGGCTGGAATATCGACGGCGTCGAATACAAGGTCCGGATCGATGTCGCCGGCGCCGTTCTCGACTATCGCGGCGCCGCTCGCAACACGACCAGCTAAGGCAGCCTGAAACTCGATTAACTTTACGGAGTAACGAACATGAAAAATTATATTGGGCCTGGCTCGACGATGCAGATCGCAGTCGGAAGTGCGCGCAGTAGCGGCGACGTGGTTGTCGAAAACGAGTGCATCGGCGTCGTTGCCGAGGATGCGACAACGACGCAAGTGCCGGTTATGCACATCGAAGGCGTTTTCAGGCTGGCGAAGGCAACGGGCGTGATCAACGCCGGCGACCTGGTCGACTGGGATGTATCGGCGGCAAATGTCGTCAAGGGCATCACGCCGGCGACCGGCGACGTCGAAAACTTCGGCCTGGCGATGGAAACCGTAGTTAGTGGCGCGACTTATATCAACGTCAAGCTGCTGCCCGGTTTCGGAACTTTCAACTAACCCCCCCGCGGCCGAACCCGGCCGCAAACCCTTGCGGCCGGCGCAGCCTGAATCACTGAGCCGGCCGCACTTTTTATGACTGTAGAAACCGACACCGACCGTTTAACGATACTCGCCGACTTTGGCGAGCCTGTAAAATTCTCGCCGGGCGCGGTATGGCCGAACCATGCCGACAGCGAAAGCGATGTCACGGTAATCTTCGACGCCGAATACGTCGAGGTTATCGGCGAGCGGACCAGGATCAACAGCGACAATCCTTTATGCGTCGGCCGCACTACGGATCTGGCTGGCGCCGAGCGCAATAGCGTTATCAGGCGGACCAGCACCGGCAAGCAATACAAAGTTGTTTCCGTCGAACCGGATGGCACTGGAATAACGCTTCTCGAACTGGAAGGCCCGCGCTAATGTCGGACGCACGATCAGAGCAAATCATGGCGGCGATCGAAACGCTGCTAACCGGATTAACCACGACCGGAACGAAAGTGCAGCGCGGCCAGGTCTACCCGCACCAGGCCGCCGATATTCCCGCTCTCGGTATTTTGATGGGCGCCGACACGGTTTCCGCCGAATATCAGACCGGCCTAGTCGACTGGGAATTGAACGTATTTGTAGAGAGCGTGCACCAGGTCGAGGCCAGCTATACCACGATGGGGTCCGGCATCGAGACAAAGCTGAACCTGATCAGAAAGGAAGTACACGCCGCGCTGCTCGCCGACCATACACTCGGTTTGTCGTTTGTGATCGACATCGAGCCAGGCAACGCCGGCCAGCCATTGCTGTCCGATTCCGGCAATATTCCATTCGGTTCACAAATGCTTTCGTTTATCGTACATTATCGAACCAGCCGCACGGACATATCAGCATGACGAACCCGATCAGAAAAATATGTAAGCCGCGATCAGGCGGGACTGTGACCATACAGCCGACGAAAAAACCAACCGAGGAAAAGCCCGATGGCAAAGCTACTCACGCGCCGAAAAGTTCTACTGGCAAAAGTTGAATCGACGTATAACACCGACCCGACACCGACCGAGGGATCCGACGCGGTATTGTGCGAGGGCTTAACCTGGGCAAGCGCCAACCTGAAAATGATCGAGCGGCCAGCGGTCCGCCCGAGTCTCGCCGCGCTTCGCCAGGTATACGGCGGCCGGCTGTTACAGATCACGTTTGCGTGCGAGGTGAAAGGATCCGGCGCCGCCGGCACCGCGCCCGAAATCGGTCAACTGCTGCGCGCGTGCGGACTCGGCGAAACCGTTTCCGCGTCGACCAGTGTCACCTATGCGCCGGCGTCGACTGGCCTGGAATCGGCGACACTGTATGTTTATGAGGACGGCAAGCGCATCAAGGTGACCGGCTGCCGCGGCAATGTATCCTTCGCGCTCGATGCCGGCGCCCGGGTAATGGCTAACTTTACATTGACCGGCCACGAAACCGCGCAGACGGATACCGCGCTGGCGGATCCGACTTTCGACACCACTACGCCAGAACCGTTTCTCGGTGGATCATTTACGATTGATTCATTTGCCGCGACCATTAACGCGCTTGCGTTCGATCTCGGAATGAACGTCGCGATGCCGACCGATGTCAACAGCGCCGACGGATTCGGCGAGGTGACGATAACCTCGCGAGATATCAACGGCAGTATCGACCCGCTCGACGAGCTGGTCGCGACCGAGGCGTTTTTGGCGAACTTCAAAGCCGGCGCCGAGATGGCACTGACGACCGGCGCGATCGGCGCGACGGGCGGAAATATTCTTACCATCTCAATGCCGGCCGTTCACTATCGCGATGCGTCACCGCAGGATCGCGACGGCCTGGCCGCGCTCGCGCTGCCATTCGGCGCGGCGGAGTCGTCGACCGACGACGAAATATCAATCGCGTTCACATAATGGCAATACGCGCGATCAAAGCAACGGCGTCGGACTGGTTTCGACCGGCGTCGCAAACCGACAGCGACGACCCGGCCGAATTCAAGGTGCGCGGCCTATCTGGTTACGAGCAGGCAATGATTGCGCCAGAACTGCAGTTTTCATCGCGCGGCGATCTGACTTTCTCGGCGAACGGTCTTTTGATGCTTTTCCGGTACGGACTCGAGGACTGGCGCGTCGTACTCGACGCCGACGGCGAGCCGATCGAATTCGAAGGGCTTAGCCCGCGGCAAATACAGGATATGCTGCATTACAATCACCAGGTCGAAATCGGCACGGAGATTTTCAACCGCTCATTCATCAACCTGGACGATAAAAAAAAATCATAATCGCGGCGGCGATCGCGCTGTCGCCGGATGAATTCAACTGTAAAACTTGCAAGCATCGACACTGTGACGCCGACCGATCGATAAAAGGATCGCGTGGCCCGGCCTCGTTCCCGATGTGGCGGATCGATGACCCGGCCGGCGGCGCCGTTCCCATTTACGAGTCAAACACTTGCCCCTTGCCGGTAATCGATCTCGATACCTGGGATTGGTTTGCACTTTACCGACGATTTGAAAAGGGTATATTGATTACTGCGGGCGGCCTGCAGGAACAGCCGAATAAATACCTAGATGCGATGCAAACCGTCGAGGAACTTTTAAAACATGCCTAATCCAAACCCGACAGTAACGATAAAAGGACGCAATACATCGGCGCAAGCATTCCGGCAGGCGCGGTCAGATATGGACAAGTTGAAAGCCGGCGCGAAGGCGGCCGGCCTGGCGCTGGCTGGTCTGGCCGCGGCCGGCGCCGCGGTAGTCAGTCGCACAGTGGAGCAGACCCGCGGCGTGCGCGCCTATTCCGAAGCGCTCGGAGTTAGCACCGAGAATTTATCCCGGTGGGGTTTCGCGGCCGAGTCGGTCGGCCTGTCGGCGGAAAAGGTCGCCGACATAATGAAGGATTCCGCCGATAAGATCGGCGACGCATACCGCAACAATTCCGGCGAAGCAAAGGACGCTATTATTTCGCTTGGCCTGGACCTGCAGCAGCTCGCGGCGATGTCGCCGGATCAGCAGCTACTTACAATTGCTAAAGCGCTGGAAGGCGTGAAAACGCAAGCGGAAAAGGTGCAGATTCTCGAATCGATCGGCAACGATTTGACCGTGATGCTGCCGTTGCTGGAAAACAACGCCGAGGGACTGCGCAAAATGGGCGAGCGCGCCGACCAGCTCGGCGTAACGCTGACCAGCATCGAGGCGGAGAATATCGACAAGGCCGACGAGGCGATCCGCGATCTAAAAGGCAGCTTCGATGCGATGGGGCAAACCCTGACCGCTTTCGTCGGTCCGGCGCTTGCGGACTGGCTCGAAGATATCCGCGTCAACCTGCCGACCTGGGTCCGTTACGCCGAGGATGCCGTTTTAGATTTCGGCGCGGCAGTTATGGCGGCCTGGGAAGCGATGAACCCGAGCGACATCACCGGCGCCACCAGCTTCGGTGATGCGCTGGTTGAAAATCAAATAATGCTTCGCAAGATGCGATCGGAGATCCGCGCGACGGAAAAAGAGCGGCCAATAACGATTTACGGCGCCGAGGCCGAGCAGGCAGGTATCGACGCGCTCGATAAGCAAAACGAATTGAGGCGCGCGGAACTCGATGCGCAGTATCAATTCGAGGATGAGCGCACCAGGCGCGCGCAATCCGGCGAGCGCGCCCGGCTCACGTTTTCGACCTGGACCGCAAAAGAGCAGACAAAGCACGTAGTAGGCGAAGCGCTCGCGCTGACTCGCGGCGTCGCCGGGCAAAGTAAAGCACTGTTTGAAATCAACAAGGTCGCCGGGATCGCCAATGCTGTAATCAATACGCATGAAGGCATCACGAAATCGCTCGCGGCTTACCCCTGGCCGCTCGCCGGCGCGATGGCGGCATTGCACGCGGCCAGCGGCCTGGCGCAAGTCGCCGCGATCAAGTCGGCTAGCTTTGGTGGTGGTGGTGGAACAGCGTCGCCTGGTGGTGGCAACGGACCAGTCGCGACGCCGCCGTCGGATTTCGCGACGGCGCCGATCACCAACGAACCCCGCGGGGCTACGGTACAGATCACGGTGCAAGGGAATGTACTCGCGAATGACGACTGGCGCGCTGCCATGGTAGAGCAAATCGAAACGGCAATCGACAACGATGAATTAAGGATTAGATAGCATGGCGACTTTTACATATACGGCAAAGCGCAGCATCAAGTCGGGCCATACTCTCGACGTCGATTACGTGATCGATATCGAGCTGATGAGTCTCGACGGCGAGATGCCAAAACCCGAGAAAAAGGAATCGCGCTCGCTCGGCGGCAATACCGTGACCGTTCTACACCGCATCGATACGGAGATTTCCGTCACTACGGACTACATCGAAAGCGACGGCAGCGGCACGCCTGACACCGACGACTTTAGTGAGTTTTTCAACAGCGTCGCCGGCGGCGAGCAGTTTACTTTTAACAATGGCTCGGATCAGACTTGCGAAATGGTATCAATGCCGACCAGGACCAGGACCGGGATAAAGTTTAATTATTCATTCTCGTTTCGGGTGATTGAATAATGCGCGGGTTTTCGTCGCAATTCGAGGATCTGAATGGCGAGAGCGTTATCGAACCGCGCTACGTCCTGGCGCTGTCGTTTGACGACGACTCGATCGCCGGCGCAAACCCGAACCTGTTGACCTATTCCGAACAATTCGACCATGCGGGCTGGTCAGGTGGGGCGACTGTAACAGCGAACACGGATACCGCACCGGATGGAGCAACAACCGCCGATAATATCGAGGATAGCAACGCTGCTGGATACCTGACTATTTACAAGGATTTAACTGGTTTCGACGTTGCCGCGCGCTATACATTCTCGGTTTTTGTAAAAAAAGATTCCGTCGCAAAAGAAACTCGATTCGCAGCGGTCCGGATCTATTTTTATGGGTCAACCGGCGAATCGAATTTTGTGAGGTTCGACACTTCTACAGGTCAATTCTATGTGCAATCGGGCGCTTCGGCTGATCCGGATTCGTATGGAAATATAGAAAACTACGACGCCGACTATTGGCGCATCTCAATATCGGCGGTTTGTGTCGACCAGGCGAATACCGTTATGCGCGTGCAGGTTTACCCGGCAGTTGGCGTTTACTCGGGCGGATGGGGCGACAGTCCAAGCGCAACCGGAGATATCACAATTTTTGGCGCGCAGCTCAGCGAGTCGCCGAGCGCGCTAGAGTATGTGCCAACGACAAGCGCAGCCGTGACGGCTGGCTCGCCGGATACTGATGTGACCTGGCTCACCTCGCACAGCGACGCGCTAGTCCTGCCCGGCGTAGGCTCGGCCGATCGCATCGACTCAGTAATCGAGGCGCGCGGCATATCCGGCACTATGCAGCGGATCACAATGGACACCGGCCAGCACAGCATCGGGTCAATTACGATTCGGGTGCTGGATCCAGCCGGCGCGCTGTCGGATAAGATCAAAGCAAAGCTTGCCGCCGGCAAGGGACTGCGCCGCAAGCGAGTGCGGTTATACATGGGCCATAAGGGCGCGGAGTGGTGGACCGATTACTACCAGGTAATTTTTACCTATATCGTAGATTCTATCGAATACCTCGACGGCGTTTATACGATCAAATGTTCCGATATTCAGCGCTCGATAAAGACAAAAATATTCGATTTGCACCAGGGCGTTTTAACGTCGACCATTGAGGCGAATGACACCTCTATTCCTGTCACCGCAAGCGACGCCTCGACGAAATTTCCGCTTGTGCAGCACGATAGTTCCTACGCAGCGCAAGCGTCGCTCGAGGTGGGCTATATCAAAATCGAGGACGAGATAATCTGTCACTCTGGCTGGAACGGTGGCTATACTGCTCTGACCGTAGTCAAACGGGGCGCGCTCGGTACGGTCGCCGCTAAACATATCGTGACCGCGACCGAGGTGTCGCAACGGAAAAAAGTCGATGAGTATGTGCACTTGCAAATGACCGCGCCAAAATTGATTTATGCACTTTTGACCGGTGTCCTTTATGGCGATAGCGCGACGCTGCCGTCGCACTGGTGTCTAGAGATTCCGACCGAATTCGTAAAACTCGCCGATTTCACAGACATCGGCGTGGATTTATGGGACACCTCAAACAACAAAGGCCGGCGCTTACGGTTTAGCGGCCTAACCTCGATCGAGGCGAAAAAATTTATTGAGGACGAAATACTGCAATGGCTCGGCTGTTTCTCGCCGGTTTACGCCAGCGGCGAAATCGGTCTGCGCCGGATACCGCGCGCCGGACCGGAATCGCCGTATGACGACCATCTTACCGATGAGGCGGACATAGTGAGCTACGGCGCGCTGCGCGATGAAATGAAAGCGCTTATAAACAGCGCACAGATAAAATGGAACTATATTGAAACCCTGGACCGATTTACCCGCGTCACCGGGCGGATCGATGCCGACTCGATCGCGAAACATGGCGAGGCCGAGTTAAAGGCTTACGAATTCAAGGGCGTATTCATCGGCACGAATTCGGACAGCGATGTATTTAACTTTTTCGTGGGGTTAAGTGACAATTTCGCGAGCCCACCTAAGCGACTACAGATCACCGCTTTGCCGCGCCACATCCGGCTTGAGGTGGGCGACACGGTAAGAATAACGGCCGCGGGCATCCGTGATTTCAACGACGCGGCAAGTCTGGACCGGGTTTTCGCCGTCACACAGATGTCGGTCGACTGGATTACCGGCGCGGTTTCGCTCGAGCTATTCGGCGGCGCCGAGAAAACCAGCGCGGCATCGCTTTCCGACTCCGACGTTTTGCAGGATTCGTATTACACCGCGGCCGGGTCGAATCTGAATACAGCGCTAACTATATCGGCCGATAATGTAACCGCGACCGGATCGGTAACGGGCGCCGCCAGTAACAAAAGCGCAATCTATTATCATAATGGCGACCTTACAATTAACGCCGGTGTTACCGTGACGGCGACGCGCAATCAAATCTGGCGGATAAAGGGCTTTCTGACGATCAATGATACAGGTCAGATAGTTGTGCCTGGAAACGCCGCCGACGGCCAGGTCGGCAAATCCCTGACCGGCGCCAGCGTTCGCGCTAAGGTTCGCTGGTTTGTGAAAACGGGCGCCGAGGTAAATTCGAGATTATTTTATTACCTTACGAGCCAGAATTCTGTGGGCGCCTTTCCCGATGGCGTTCCCGTTTTGAATATCTTGAACCCCGACGGATTGTCGATCGAAGGTATACCCGACGACCTGGCCGGTGTCGGCGGATTGACCGGACCGACAGCAAAAATAGAGAATGAAAACTTTGAACATTCCCTATTCAGCCGAACCGCGGCGGGCGGCGCCGGCGCCGAAGGTGGTGGCGGCCTGGTGATTATTTGTCGCGGCATGACGATAGCCGGCGATGACGCTATCGTTTTATCCGGCGCCGCCGGGTCGGCCGGGTCAACGGCCGCCAGTGACGGCGGGACAACGGTCCGCGGACAAACCGGCGCCGGTGGCTTCCCTGGCACGTTGACCGTTTTGATTGACGGCGATTATACAGCGCCGATTTTTACTGCTGACAATGTCACAGCCTTGCGCGGAAACCAGGACGCGCCCGGCAGCGTCGATAAATTTTTGCCCGCGTCGGGCGTTCGCCTTGGCGATGAGGCGTATGGTCAAAACGTCGGCGGCGATACGCTCAACTATTACCAGGCATGTACGCGGGTGCAATACATCCCGCCACCAGTCGAGCCTTTCGAATGGTCCGACGAGGACGAGCGCAAGCAAACACCGAATACACCGACCTATGAGCGCGATCTAACCGGCCTGCAGCTCGACAACTGGTTCGAGGTTCTGACCGGCGTCAATGCAGGGTTCGGCGGCCTGGCCTATGGGGTAAGCGCGACAATTCCCGCGGGTGCTTTCGTTATGGTCGGCGAGTCTGATGGATCGAACTCAAGAATATACAGCAGCTCGTCGGGCGAATATTGGCTGAAACGATCAAATACGTTAGGAAATCACCAGCTATTTGCAGTGGCTTTTGCCGAGGATCTTTTTGTCACGGTCGGCGGATCATTCGGCGGAGCTGTGATCGCTACCTCGCCGGATGGGTCGACCTGGACAAGTAGAACAATGCCAGGAACAGAAACACGGTTTGATGTGGCGCACGGTGCCGACGGTAATTTCGTCGCCGTCGGTAATGACAGCGTCGGCGGCGATGTTCTGATCTGGTATTCGACCGACGGTATAACTTGGAGCGAAAATAATATTGGTGTGGTAGCCGGCGCATCTTCGAATGGCGTCGCTTATGGTAACGGGGTATGGGTCGCCGTCGGGCGAAGTGACGGCACTCGACCGAGAATTCATACTGCCACCTCGCCGAGCGGAACATGGACGAAACGCACGCCGCCTGCGCTCGATGAACACTTGCACTCCGTCGCCTATGGTAACGGGGTATGGGTCGCCGTCGGATCGGGCGACCCGGTAAACAGCATCCCGCAAATTTATACCTCGATAGACGACGGTGTTACCTGGGTGCAGACGCTTGATTTACCCGATGAAATACAGGGCGATCGCGACTTGAATCGAGTGCGATTTATAAATGGCAAGTTTTTGATGGTCGGCGACGCATCGGCACAGGGCTTATCAATGATCGTTTCGACACCTGACGGACAAACTGATTTCAAGGTGCACCGAAACCCGAAATATTTCGCGCTGACCGATATCCTCTATGCCGAAGACATATATGTTGTGAGCGGCGAAAATTTCGGCGGATCAACAGAGGCTTATATTCTGCGATCGGTTCGCCGATGAATCGACGATGCCCGCCAATTAACCGCGCCATTTAACCCGTTTTTTGCTCGGACACCAGAAAACCAGCATCAAGCTAACCTCGATTGCTATCGGGCGCGCTCATTTGGCCGCCAAGGCGCCGCAATCGCCTTGTCCCGCGTACCACTATGGCACCGGACCGGAGATCGTCGCTTAAAACGCAAATAAGAGCGTCTGAGCGTATTTAGGAAAATTCGCTATTTTGCTCTATTTTTGTCACATTACCGAAAAGATGGAGCCGGTATTGTGGATGAATGGCAGCAAATTATATATCGGTCGCTGAATCAGCCCGAATGGCGCGGCGTTCTTCATGTTTCGCTGTTTGTTTTTTCGGTAACCGAATTCCTAAAAAGAGCATGGCGCCGAATAGGGTTTTTTTACAACTACGCGGATGTCTGGTTTTTGGCGACCTTTGTCGGCCTGCTCGGTTCTTTTTACCTTTGGCCGCCCGATTCTAATATCCCCTGGTTTATTGCGGGCCTGATCATTTCCGGCGCGGTATCGTTTGCGCACCGATTCATTTTGATCGCGATCCGTTGGAAATTTCCCGAACTGGGCGCGATTATCACCGGCGACAGGCGGATCCGAAACGATGGTCCGCCGAATGGAATCGAGCGCCGGCGGCCAGTCGGGCGCCGGCGATAGGTATCGATCGGCAATACTGCCCGGGCGGAGCTCGCGCCTGGCCAGCCGGTGCCGGTATCGCCATTTAATACCCTGAAAATTCCCGCTTGCGCACCAGTTAGGGCTGGTCTATATTTTTCGCGTCGGCATTGGGCGGCCGTCGCAGAAACCTTGCCGCCCGTTTGCGTTTCTCACGGTTTGTTTCACATGAAACCCGAACAATGCCGGCACCTAATTCCACAACTCGCGGGCGGCGATATGAAAAACAGAACCTTTCGACTTTTGACAGTCAGTTATGACACCGCGACCGGCATCGGCCTGTCGCGGCATCCTGGCGCGCGAGTCTGCGCCAAAATTCACCAGCTCGACCAGGAACGATTGCGATTTGTTATTGCGCTTCACAAATTCGCCGAAAAAACCAGCGACGGCGACATTGTTTTATCTGATGACTGGTTTAAACACTTAGAGGGACTGACCATGGATAAAAAAACACCCTTCCCGCCGCGCGACTACATCGACGGCGACGACCCCTATAAAGTCGACTTCACCGAGGATATGAGATCAGCCGATCAGCTCGCGATGAAAGGGATCTTACTCGGCGCCGCGCTCGGTGGCGGGATTTTTCTCGGCTATGCCTTAATCCAGTTTTTTTTCTAACCAATGGAGTAAACAGCAATGGCAACAATCAATTTCAAGTGCAGCGCGCGCGTGGAAAACGTCCACGTACGGCAAGAAGGATCGAAAAGCGAGGGCACGCAAGTACCTGCAATCGATCTAAAGCTATCCGCAAACATGCCGGGTGGTGTCCTGGCGGCGATCCTGGGCGCGACGCCGGCCAGCGTTCGCCATTTTTGGCTCGACGGCGATAACAGGATCCCGGCGTTCCCGCATCTCGCGGAGATGAAATCGACAGCGGTTTTTGAAAACTGCAACGTGACAATCGGCAAAGCGGCGTTTCGCTCGGCCAAGGTCCGGAACTTTGTTTTTACGATCGACGAGCAGGATCATATTGCGCTGACTTTCTCGATCGCTTTCGCGGACCTAAGCGACAAATCATCCGGATTACTTTGTCGGCTGTTTCACGAACAGATCGCGCTGGTTGTGGAGTCGGCACAGCTCGACGCTTTCGAGGATGACGAAAGCGGGGCCGACAATGCCGAGTAATGTATTTTCAACCCTGGTCGCGCTCGCCGAACATATGGGCGCGTATAGTCACGAACAGGCGGGCGTGATGTTCCTGGTCCCTGGCGAGTTTTATCCGGATGGAAAAGAGCGGCGATTCACTATCCCGGCGGACAGGTATCGCACTCGCCGGATCAGAAAGGGATTATCAGGCGTGCAAGGCGTATTTGCGGACCGCTATTACTGCCTGGCGCATTCAATCCCGCAAATCCGGACGCCGCACTGGGCGCCCGGTATCGGGCGCTTTCATCGCTGAGGGCGTGCTATGAGTTTACGTGTAATTACGATCGTTTGGGATCGGTATCCCGAGGGCGGATCGAAACTGCTCGCTATGGTCGCGCTGGCCGATTGGGCGGGCGATGACGGCGGCCGGTTATATCCGTCGGTCGCCGGCCTGGCCGCTAAAATACGGATGTCGGAACGACAGACAAAGCGGATTCTCGAGGGCTTGATCAATGACGGATATCTCGAGCTGCTGACCAAGGGAAACGCCGGCGGCCGGCGCAAATCGAACCGCTACAGGATCAAACTAGAAACCCTGACAAATTGTCCAGTTATCCGCGGAGAAACTCAGCCATTTGACGCGCCAAACCATGACAATTTGTCCATAAACTCGGACATAGCTATGTCCGACGAACCGTTAGAACCTATTAAACCGTTATTAACACCGAGGCCCGGTTCGATCGACGCCAAAATCGACAACCAGCGCCGCTTTATCGAAACCTTGCGCCGCGGCAGGGCGACCGAGGCGGAACTGCAAACCCATGCCGATTATCTTGAAGCGCTCATTCTCGAGCGTGACGGACCCCAACAAACACTACTTGAGGAAGCAAAGCTATGAATGAAAAATGCGAAAACTGCCACGAAATGACCCGCCATCGCCTCGAGCTGATCGCCGAGCAGGCGAAACAGATTCGCGATTTGCTGCAGCAGATCAAAATGCAGAAGGTAACGATTTCCTTATTAACAAAAAAATGTACAGATCTTACCGAGGACTGCGACCGGCTAATTACCTACAACCGCGAGGCATATATTCGCGAGGCAGCGAAAACCGCACAGGATAATAATACGCAGCTAATCGTGAGCGTCGACCTGGTGAAAGAAATTTCGAAAAACGCGGACCATGCAGCGCGATCGCTTCTACGCCTTTCAAATTCTATAAATGTCGCTGTTATGTCGGCAGCGGCTAAATCCGCCAGAGATGAGCGCGCCC